GTACCCGAACCTGACAGAATAGTTTACCCAACAGCAGTTGCCAACGTTGTAGGGTTTGCCCCTGACTTCCGGGTCAGGGGCCTTTTACGTGAGCAGCGGCATAGGTCTTCTGGGTCTATGCCGCCGCTCAAGTTGAGCGGTAACCTGAAGGAGAAAGTCATGAAGAGAAAGCTTTCCTTGGTCGCGGGGGCCGTCTTGGCTCTTGCAGCCGCGTCGGCGAACGCAGTTGTCATCTGCAATGCCTGTGCGTACGTCAACGGGCAAGCCGCGACCAACTTGGGTATCCACAACCCGGGTACTTTCGACGGCAGCACGTTCGCCAATTCGACCACCGGCCAGAACGGTGACTTCGACAATACCTGGGTCTTCAGCGTCGATCCGGCCGGGAAGGCCTCACTCGATGTGATCTTCTTGCCGATCCAGAACATCAGCAACTTCGCAGTACGGTTGTTCGATGTGTCCAGCTTCTCGTGCGGCGCCGCTGGTTCGGGGTGCAGTGCGTTGACGCTGGGTGGCCTTCTGGCAACCAGCACGACGAACCCGACCTACGCTTCAGTACTGGACTTCTTCGGTCCGCTCAAGGGCACCTACGCCTTCGAGGTGACGGGCACGGTCAGCGGTCTGACTGAAGGGCAACCGGCATCCTACGCCGGCAATCTGCAGACGGTGTCGGCGGTTCCGGAGCCCGAGACCTTTGCGCTGTTCGGTGCTGGTCTGGCCACTCTGGCCTGGCTGCAACGGCGTCGCCAGAAGAAGAACCAAGAAGCCTAAGAACTCGGGCCCGAGTTTTTGAGAGGTAACTGACCCCGGCTTCGGCCGGGGTCTTCAAAGGACAAAGATGCTTGAAGTAGTATTTGACTTTGAGTCAAAGGAAATAGAGAATAGACCAAAATACCCGCCGGAACCGGTAGGTCTAGCTCTTCATATTACTGAAGGGTTCATGAAGCAAACCAAGTATTATGCTTGGGGACATCCGGAAGGCAACAACTGCACAGAGGAAGACGCCAAATATGTCACGTGGACCCTCCTCCAAGATCCCATCACTTTCTGGATCGCCCACAACACGGCCTTCGACGCATCTATCATCGAAGAGAAGTGGGAACTCGCATTTCCTTATGACAGAAGCGCGGATACAATGCTTCTGGCATTTCTCCATAATCCATACGGCGAGCTGTCCCTTAAGCCGCTCGCAGCGAAGCACCTCGGTCTTCCGCCTGAAGAACAGGACGCAGTACAGCAATGGCTTATCACCCACGGCGTGGTGCGAAGCAATGACAAGCAATGGGGTGCCCACATTTCTAAGGCACCTGCTCAGGTTGTTGGACCGTACGCAATCGGTGACTGTATCCGCTGCAAGGGTCTCTTCGACTTCTACCGGGCAGTAGGTGTATGAACCCAGAACAACTTGAATACAAGCTCATGCCGGTGATCAACCGGATGGAGCGTCGCGGCATCAACCTGAATGGCCCCCTTCTCAAAGCTGACACCGACTTCTATTGGATGAAGCTCGAGGAAGTCGACGAAGAGATATGGCGAATTCTGGGAAAGCAGGTTGACATTGATAGCAATGAAGATCTTGCCAATGCACTTGAAGCTGCAGGCAAGTCTAAGGGCTTTCTCAAGACGCCAAAAGGAAGGCGTTCGGTCTCCAAAGAATCATTGACCCAGGCGATTGGTGACGATGAACTACTTTGCAACCTCCTCATTCGCTCAGCCCTCGGTACCTCACTTCGGACGTTCATGCAGCCATGGGTCGTCCAGTATGATCGGCATGGTCGGCTATTTCTTCGATGGAATCAGTTCCGTAACTACTCGGATACAGGTGCTAGAACAGGGCGGCTCTCGTCGAGCCCGAACCTACAGAATATCCCAGTTGAGTGGGAAGAGCTCCGTGACACTTTCAAGCGGCTCGGGTACACCCCCGCTTTCGAGTTACCATCTATACGACAGTATATCATACCCGATCCAGGTATGGTGTTCGTGGGGGGTGACTACAAAGCGCAGGAGATGCGACTACTGGCACACTTCTCACAAGGAGTCCTTCTCGAGTCGGTACGGGCTCAACCCGATGCCGACATTCATGAAGTTGCTGCAAAGATTGCAGGCGTTACACGTCGTGTCGCTAAGACACTCGGTTTCGCGGTCCTCTATGGTGCAGGCGTCGGCAGGATTGCGGAATCACTCAACATTGGCGTTGCGGATGCGGCTCGCATCAAAGAGCAATATCTCCGCGCCTTGCCCGACATCAAGAGGTTTCAGAAAGCGCAGACAGATATTGGGAAATCGGGCGGCTATGTCGAGACTTTGAATGGTCGCAAGTACTACACCGATCCGACCATTAAGGTAATCAACGGCCGAGTAGTTGAGTTCAGCTACAAACTAGTCAACTACAAGATTCAAGGTTCAGCAGCCGACCAGACTAAGCTAGCTATGGTCGACTATGACGATATGGACGAAGGCGAGCTAGTCCTATCAGTGCATGATCAGCTCGTATCACAAGTGCCAATCGGCACATCCAGCGACAAACTTGTTAAGGCGATGGCAGGTTCGTTCCAGGATGTCCTTCGTTACCAGGTAACGGTGGATCCATCAACTGGCTACAACTTTGCGGAGCTTTAATGTACACAGAACCCTGGGGTTTTTCCAAACTCGACACCTTTCAGCAATGCAAGAAGCGCTTCTTCTTCCAGTATGTTCAGAAGTTGCCATCGCCATCAAATGCGGCAATGGAACGTGGAGGCAAGATCCATGAGACCATCGAATCCTACTTACAGGGTTGGATCACCTCTATGCCGGAAGATCAGGTACCGGCAGTCTGGAAGCCTCGGCTGGATGAGCTCAAAGCTATGCCAAACTTCACTTCTGAGCAAGCCATCGGTCTTGATAAGAACTGGCGGCCACTTAAGGACTGGTTCCAAAAGGAAACCTGGCTTCGTGCCAAGATGGATGCGAAGTCAACACCCCGTCCAGAGCACCTTTCAGTGGTGGACTTCAAGACAGGCAAATACCGCGTACCATCTGATGAGCAGATAGAGCTGTACGCCATTGTCGGCCAAGCACAACACCCAGAAGTGGAAGTAGCTACGGCGGAGTTCTGGTTCATAGATCTTGACGATGTCTATAGTAAGACATTTCAAGGTCCGGCGCTCTTGGCACTTCGGAAGAAGTATGAGAATCTTGCAGATCAAATCTACAAAACGGAGGTGTGGATCGAAGAACCAAGTCGTGAGTGCAAGTGGTGTCCCTACTCCAAGTCAAGGGGTGGGCCATGCAAGTTCTAGAGTCGGAGATTGAAAGAAAATGCACAACAATAGCGGCGAAGCACCGATGTATCCTGCTGAAGGTCGAGAAGCGGAAGGGGTGGCCCGACCGAATCTTGATGTGCCCGAACGGGCAGATGGCCTGGCTCGAGTTCAAGCGGCCGGGGGAGATGCCGACGAAGTTCCAGGAACACATTCACATGGAACTGCGAGCGATGAATTTCAGAGTCTACGTGGTGGACAACTATTCGGAGTTCATGACGGCACTTCTATTGTTGAAGGGTTTGGACCACCCACCTGGATCCCCGTTAACTACCAAGTGAGAGGTGTAGAATGGCTAAGCGAGCGTCCTGGCTCGGCCCTCTTTCTGAAACCCGGCTCTGGCAAGACCTCAGTAGTTCTTGCCTCGGCCCTTCGCGTGCAAGACATATGGAAGAAGCGCGCAAGAATGCTGGTGATCGCCCCCCTGACAGTGGCAGTGACCACGTGGATGGCGGAACCCAAGAAGTGGAAACAGTTTTCTGGCCTAAAGGTGGGATTAGCACGGGGCCCGGAACGGGAGTCCATCCTCCAAGACGTTACGCTCGACGTAGTCGTTACTAACTACGACGCCCTTGAATGGGCCGCGCCGATCCTAATGCAAGGGCACAACTTCGACATTCTTTGTGCCGATGAAATCACACGCTTGAAACATATTCAATCAAAGAGATTCAAGCGTTTGAAGCCATTGCTGCCGACGTTCAAGTATCGGTGGGGCCTTACGGGCACGCCAGCCGCCAATGGCTTGCTGGACCTCTTCGGGCAGATCATGGTTCTAGACTACGGTCAGCGATTGGGTCGGTTCATTACCCATTTTCGCATGACGTACTTCTACCAGAAGCCTTGGGATCAGTACCGCTTCTATATTAGCGATCAGATGGCGACCAAGCTGATAGAGAAGATCAGCGACATCTGCATGTACCTGGACAACGACGAGGAGATGGAACTTCCTCCCTTGATCGATGTACTCCGGCAGGCCCCCTTCAACCAGGCAGTGAAGAAGCAGTATGACGAGCTCGAGGAAGAGTTCATCTTGCGTCTTGAAACCGGTCTAGTAACGGCAGCCAATGCGGGGGTGCTCACCAGCAAGCTGCGACAGTTCACTGGTGGGGGTATATACTCGAGTTCAGCTGATCGCTCTTGGTCCGAAGTACATAGAACAAAGATCGAGCTCCTTGATGATCTGGTCGAGGAGCTTGCAGGGGAGCCACTGATGGTGGCATATCAGTTCGAGCACGAGTTCGAGCGTTTGACCAAGGAGTATCCCAAAGCCTTGTACATCAAAGGAGGAATGTCAAAGAAACAGTTGCAAGAGACAGTGGAACAATGGAACACAGGCGATCACCCCCTTATGCTCGTTCAACCTTCGGCGGCAGCGCTGGGTTTGAATTTGCAGTTCGGTGGTAGCAACGTTGCGTGGTATACCTTGACCTACAATTTGGAGGAATATATCCAGTTGATAGCACGGTTGCTGCGCAAAGGCCAAACCAAGACGGTCATGAACTACATCCTTGCGGTGGAGAAGACGATCGACGCGGTAGTAGCAAAGGTGCTGGTCGAGAAGAACATAACACAAGATAAGGTCTTTGAAGCGCTCCAAGGACTCAAAGTGTAACATTTGTAACAAACGTAACGAAACAGTTTACACGGAGGCATTGGGCACGTTATAATGAATATCTACGCAGCAATCTCGCTCCGTAGGGCACCTGGAGTAATAGCATGGATTTCAAGGGCATGAGCATGTCCCAACTGATCGAGGAGCACAACAAGCTGGCGCAGATCGCCGGTGTGCCCCAAGAATCCGAGTTCAAGAACTTGGCCGCTGCTCGGACGGCTATCACCAACCTGGAGATGAAGATGACAGAAGCAGTCGAAGGCGGCGAAGCCGTCACGGTCACTGAAGGCGATGTCGGTACGGTTCCGGCCGGCGTCTCGACGACCGACAGCAAGTACAGCACGGTCGGCAAGCGCGGTCCGACGCAAGGCGTTGGCGAGTTCGCCAAAGACCTCCTGAGCAAGGGCATGGCCACCGGCGACGTTCTGAACGCCGTCCGCACGCAGTTCCCGACGGCGAAGACCAGCGCCTCGTGCATCGCCTACTACAAGGCGGCGCTCAAGAACCCGCTCTTGGGCAAGCGCAAGGGGGGTGCTGTCGCAAGCGATCCCGCCGCGCTTCGCGCCAAGGCCGCCGAGCTGATGGCTCAGGCGCAACAAGCCGAAGCGGCGAACGCGGCACAGGCCGTCGAGAACGCCAAGAAGGCAGTGGCTGCGGCCGAAGAAGCCAAGAAGATCGCCGAGGCGGCGCTCGCGGCTCAAGCGGCTCTGCAAGCGCAGCAAGCGCAAGCGCCGGTCGAAGCACCTGCCGCTGGATGACGTGAACCGCCAGCGCTACCTGGAGCTCATCGAACCAGCGCTCCAGGTTGTGGTGAAGAAGCATGAGGACTACGGAGTAGCGTCCGTAGGCCTCAATGCCTATTTCCCATTTGGTTCAAAGTCTTATGTCCAGATGCTGCATGTCAAGTGCCAGCGCCTGGTTTCGTTGGCGTCAAGTGATCGCCCCCCGAACTTCGAATCCGTACAAGATTCGTTGAACGACATGATCAACTACGCCATCTTTATGTTGGATGCCATTGATAAAGGCGAAATCAAGTGACCAACTATGAGTTAGACTATCTCGACCTTGTCACTAAGACGGTCGAGTTGGGTGAGTATCGCGAATGTCGCAATGGCGAGACGCGGGCTCAGTTCGGCCAAACCCTGGTCATTGAGGAGTTGGAGCATGGCATGTTCCCGATCCTCACAACGCGCCAGATCTTCTACAAAGGCATCCTCGGCGAGTTGGCTGCCTTCGTGAGGGGAGCCACCAAGATCAGCGACTTCAAGAAGTGGGGTTGCAACTACTGGGACGAGAACGCCGAGGCGTGGGTTGGCAACCTTGGTCTCGAGCTCAAGGACATGTCGATTGGTCAGGTCTACGGCGCGCAATGGCGCAACTGGCGAAAGTCTGGCTATGATCAGTTGCAGCACATGCTTGACGGCCTGCTCAAGGACCCGCATGGTCGGCGGCACGTTATGACTACTTTCGATCCCACCGAGAAGTCATGTCTGCCCCCATGTCATCTGTTATGTCAGTTCTTTGCCAGTAGCAGAGGGCGCCTGGACTGCACGGTCTACATGCGCAGTGTGGACCTCATCCATGGTCTGCCATCCGACGTCGTGCTCTACGCAGCGCTCATGTGCATTGTCTCGAACTACATTGAGATGATGCCAGGTAGGCTGACCTTCTTCCTCGGTGACACCCATGTCTACGAAAACCACGTAGACAAGTTCATGATGCTTCAGAAGAATCGCTCGCTCCTGAAGATGCCATCTTATGGCATGATGCCGAACTCAGTCTTCGACTTTGAGCCGGTCCATCTCAGTTTGTTTCAGTATAACTATGCTGAAGCCATCAACTATCCTTTCAACGTCTGATCATGAAATCCAACTTCAAGCAAGTCGCAGACTTCCATACCGAGGTTCTTGGTCTGGAACATCCGGAAATCCCCACCTTCCGCTCGCCGGAGTGGATCATTGAACGCACGAGATTCATGCTGGAGGAAGTGCAAGAGTTCACAGGCTCGGCAATCTCTGGTGACATGGTCGAAGCAGCCGATGGTCTCGCGGACGTCGTCTATGTAGCGCTAGGTACTGCGTGGATGATGGGCATCCCCTTCGACAAGATCTTCAATCATGTGCACAACTGCAACATGAAGAAGATACGCGGCACAACGAGCAGAGGGAACGCCGTCGATGCCCAGAAACCTCCTGGTTGGGTATCGCCGAACCAGGGGATTGCGAAAATCCTGGAGGATGATCTTGACGAGGCCTGATATTCAGCAAACGATGCTGGAAATCTGCTATGTCTTGGCCCAGCGCGCTACCTGTGCAAAGTTGAAAGTAGGATGCGTGCTGGTGGATAAACATCACAGGATCATTGGAAGTGGATACAACGGAGTTGCTAGAGGCCAAACTCATTGCATTGATACTCCATGCCCGGGGGCTGGCGCACCGCGAGGGGCCGACCTCTGCGAGGCTGTACATGCAGAGCAAAATGCCCTACTTGTCTGCAGGGATCCAGATCGCATTCTTATCTGCTACACCACTCACGCCCCTTGTCTCCGCTGCACTAAATTACTCCTCAATACCGGATGCGAGTGGATTCACTTTGTCAATGGAGAACATGTTGAACCAACTGCACCTAGGATCTGGAGAGGAGCCAACCGAGGATGGTGGCAGCACCCCCTTAGTTTGGAAGAAAGTGCCAGGCTATGACGAGTTCGAAGTCAATGAAGAAGGAGGCATCAGAGAGAACGGAGGCCCTGCTCGTATACGAGTGGCTGGATCAGGGCATATCTACGTCTTACGGACCCATTCGCGACCCGCACTTCTCGTCCACCGTGGCGTACTCCTTGCTTTCGAGGGGCCCTGCCCTCCGGGACATGTTTGTCGCCACCTCGATGACAACCCCGCTAACAATAAGCGCTCTAACCTAAAGTGGGGCACTAAGAAGGAGAACGCAGAAGATCGCGTTACCAATGCTCGGCTGAAGCCGGGGTGGACAGATGAACGCAAACTACTTGAAAGGATCAAGGAGCTAGAAGAACACAATCTCTATCTCAAGACCCAGAACATGAAGTTCAAGGCCACAATCATGAACTTCATCGCTAACCGTGACCACCGCGTCACTCAATCTCTTTTGAAGGAGCTAGGCCTGTGAATTTGACTGACCTCACCAAAGAAGATACCCAAGCCATCCTCGATGGACTTGCGGCTCTGCCCCTTGCGCGTGCTTACAACACCTTTAACAAGGTGATGCAGCAAGTTCAAGCAGAGGAGCGTCTCACTGCTCCCCGCGATCCCGCAGGAATTTCTGGTACGCAGCAGCTTGCTTCGCTCGTTCCGCAGGGGACCACCCCTTCGTGAACGAGATGTTCGGCGCTGATGCAGGTGGCGCCGGAGGAGGGGGTGGCTTCGGTGCCAGGATGCCCCCTCCTGTACGTGCACGATCAATGCGCGCTTGTTCTTCCTCTTCTGGTGTCATGATTCGCTCCTAAGCTGTACGGATGTAGAGACAAATGTTGCCGCCAGCACTAATGCAACCAAGGTTACGCCAAGTACCAGCATTGATAGTAGTATTAGTGCCTGCACCAGCGGTAAGGACAGTCATCAAGTTCGTGGTGCCATTAGCAACAATGGTACCTAGTGCATTGACAATAACACCAGCAGTAACGCTAGCCATGACGATACCACCAACAGGGATACCGGATCCTGGTGCTGCGCCAGGGTCTCTAGCGATCATCAGACCACGATAGTCAGTGATCGGGGCACCGACGCCGGCTGTAGCTGATACCTCACTGACAGTCAGTAGTGCCAGGTTGTAGGTATGATTTAGGACTTGGAAGTCATCTGCACAAGCACGCAGATATTTATCTGGTTTTGACTGCGCACCATTGTTGCCATGCATCTTGAAGTTTGCACCAGCAGCACCGGTATCGTTGAGCACCAGTGAACCGTTGCTCGTTGCAGTTCCTGTGATCTGCACTCCGCCTGTGGTAGTAGTTAGCGTAATAAGTGGGGAGGTGACGATTACTGATACTGTGCCAGAACCTTGACCGCCAGTTGCACGCAGCCACTCAGTAGCTGCACCAGCATTGTCACTGATCCAGAGCCCGTAGAGTGCCGTTGCGTCCTTGTACCACTCATGGCACCGGTTGTTGGCACTAGCTGTAAAGTTGCAAACACCAAGTGCAACGTTGTACAAGTACGACTGTGATTCAGTGACACTGCCCGACCATGGACGTCCTGCACCAATGACTTGAATAGCAGACGCAGGGAACCGAATTCCAAGACCACCACTTGGTGCAATCGTGGGGTTACCACCTGCCGAGCCTGCAACAGCAAGATAGTTCGTAGCTCCAGCAACATGTGAAACTACGAACTGCGCGCCACCACCAGTAAAGAAGGCATGTACGCCGTTGCCTTTGGAGAAGTGGTTAAACTGGATGTTTGCATCCCCGCCTTCGACTGAGAGATTTGGACCAGTGCCTGTTATAGCCTGTGTCATTTGAACGTAGTTCACTGCGCTGGCAAGCCTAACCAGCTTCAGCATGTACGCGCCACCTGACGTGAAGTCAATGTTGCCGGTATTTGCAGTGGAAAGACCCCATGTAACCATGGCACTACCAAGACCACTTGGTATGCCGAAGGTCCCAGCAGCAGACGCAGTACCTGGATTAATGTAGTAGTTCAGGGCATAGGCGTTTGCACCACTAACGAAGTCGCTCGATGCACCAAGTATGCCATTGACTTGCGTCGTGCCATTGATTGTAGTGGTACCATTGATGACATGGCCACCAGACGTAGGCGTGACGAATGTCACCCCACCTGTAGCTGCTATATCTACACGCTTGGTTGCATTGGTAAAAAGACCAAGCGCAAGCGCTGTGTTACCGCCAATGACATTAGCAGTATTACTCGTTGCTACTTGCAGTAGAACCTGCGAGTAAGCATTGTTGAGCATGCGGATAGTTGATGCATTGACAGCAGCATTGCCCACTAGATCAGTTGCAAAGCCGTCAACATTTGAAAAGAAGACGGTTGTAGGTACACCAGTACCTACTGCTGCATTTACCCGCAATGTGCCATTGATATCAATGTGCACGCGCTGCAAACCACCAGTAGCGAAGCCTAGGTCGTCAGCACCTATCGAGTACATCCCCGTATTGGGATCGGCAGTGAAGCTATACGACGGAAGAAGAGCTGTACCGGCTGCAGCAAGGAGTTGACCAGTAAACGTCGTTGCACCAGTGACAGTGAACGTCCCACCTACTGTGTAGTTCCCTGAGACGGCGAAGTCACCGGTGATACCTGCACCAGTAGTATCCCAAGTCTGCCGAGACACCCCCGCCACAGACATCCCCACAGTGTTGGGTGATAGCCGATATAGGCCAGAAGATGGCGACGTGGAGAAGGCGATGCCTGGTAGCGCAACTGTGCCATTGACGAACAACACCGGCTGAGTTGGGCCAAGTAGGCCATCTCGCGTAAGGACGTTGTTCAGTTGGACCGCAAGGTCCGCCATCGTGTCATTAGCCCAGTCGGCTTCAATGACAGTGCCGCTGACGACCGGATTCCCGGTCGGGAGGGTATAAGCACCTGCTGAGTCGCGCGGCATGTTAGTATCCCTTGGATGGTTTGTCCGGCACCGTTGTAGGCAGATCAGCACCTGCACGAGCACCGAAAGTACCTGCTTGTTCTATAGAGAACTTGAGCATCTGTTCAGTGGTTGTCAGCGGTAGATTGGCCGCTACCTTGTTCTTGACGTTATCCACCATGTTCATGAACTTGTCAGGATCCAGTAGCGCTTCGTCAACGGCCTTCGTGGTCTTGTCCCGATTGGCACTGACCATCTGATTGAAGAGTGCTCGTGCTTTCCAGATCTTTGACGAGTTGAACTTGATCGAAGCAGCATTCAACCCTGCTGATACACCTTGATTAAGCAAGCTGGTAGTATCAGGCGTAGTAGCACCAACACCTTGCGGAACCACACTACGCTGACCTAGGTCATCAGCTAGTTTGACAAACGCATCACGCTCTACATCACTCAGGTGAGGCGAGAGTTCACCAAGTGCCTTGCGCAATGGGCGCGCCGTAATCACCGGTACAGCATCCGCCCCCTTACCGAAGGTTTGTTTGGTCTGAGGGATGTCGTTCCGCATGAACCGCATCCTCAGAGCATCGCCGGCCTCTGTCTTGAAGCGATCTGGTATGTCATTGAGCACGTCCCAGGCACTACGTGCTACGTGCTCATCATGTGCGGCAAAATCGCCCCCTAGTGACCTGTTACGAGCACCTCGTTCAAGTGCTCCGAGGGGGGCCGATTCGGCCATTGTTGCAGTGGTGTGGGGAATCACTGATGGATCGGCGTTTGTCATGGCGCGGTACGCATCCATGATGTTCTCTTCGCCTATCGTGTTCTTGATTGCATCGTAGGCCTTCTTCTCCAGAGCAGTCGCCCCCTCAGCGAGCTTCGGAGCTAGCTTGTTTCCGATCCAAGAACCTGCTTGAATAGGCAAAGCAACAAGCTTCATCAGTAATGGCGCACCGACAGCACCTAAGCCCATGCCTCTAGCTACATCGTCAGCCCGATCAGCCAGTGTCTTGTCTGAACTCTCACCGACTAGGCCGGCAGACGTACCACCTTGCACTGCGCCCTTCGCAGCATTACCAAGGTTGAGATACTTCCCACCGACTTTGCCGAGCTCAAGGGCCTTAGGGAGGAACCGGCCGAGTGCAGCTTTCCCGAGACCCTCTACACCAGCAGCTTCTGGTCCTGTGGCAAGCGCTTCACCACCAATCTCACCAAGTGTACCCCAGCCGCCGAGGGGACCTTTGATCTTGTCCCATTCCTGGCGTTCGTCAAGTTCCTTTGGCGAAGCTTGGCCGAAGAGGTCCTTCATGCCTGCTACACTGGACATTAGTCCACCAAACCCACCAACGGCGAGCTTCTCGCCTGGACCCATGCCCTTTGCGGGGCTGTACCGCTGTTTGTCAGCGGCTCGCATGTCATCGATCTCTTTCTGAGTTGGGGCTCTAGACCGTGGTGGCGGTGTAGGTTGCGGCAGTGGCGCTGGTGGCGGAGGAGGTGCTGCGGTAGGGCCAGGCGTTGGCGGCGGTACAGGCGTACCTGGCATAGGCGAAGGTAGATCCTGTACCTCGCTACGGAAGTCATTAGCACGACGCATCATGTCAGGACGAATCTTCGTCTTGAACAGCATGGCTGCTTCTGTGTCATCCTTGGCCTCGAATTGACCAGAACGACCATCAGATAGCTGAAATGGATAGACAGGCATAGCAAGCTCCTAACGCCCTGGGCCTATCATATCGCCTGGTTGTCCGCCTGGTACTTGGCGCCAACCCTCTGGCATATTGGGTTGTCGTTGTGGTACCTGCGGTATCGTCGGTGCCTTCTCCATACCAGACACGTCACTGAAGCTCTCTGGCCGGGCTTGGAATGCCTCGCCAATGGCGGGGTGACCAGCTATGGTGTACTGCTGACGCACTCGGTTGAAGAACTTGTTAGAAAGCTCCGCTCGAGTCTTCAGGTACGTTGCCACGAGCTCTGGCGGCGTAGTCTTGGTGATGGTTGCTGCTTCCCAAGCTCTGCGCTCAGGGTCAGTGAAGGCAGAACCGAACATTGCATGTCGACGGATCAAAGCAGATTGATCCTCGTAGTTAGTCCACCAGGTCGCAGCTTCCTTCTGCTGATCACTACTCAGCATGGAGGGGGCCATCTTGGCCCAAGCAGCTCCGCCACCACCTATCCAGCCCGAGTACTCAGGTTTGTAGGCAGAGTACGCCTGTGTGATGCCATCAGCTGCTTGCTCAGCATCTGTCATCTTGGTCATGATAGAAGCAGGTACTGGTGTCGATTTCAAACCAGCTGCCTTGAGCTTATCATGTGCAATCTCGAGCCGCGTTTCTGCATCGTTGTATGCAATATCACGCTTCGTTTGATTCTTCATCTTCTCGATCTCAGTATGAGACTCGAGACTACGGGTCTTGTCAGCAGACGCAAGGTTCAGCTGATCCATCTTGTATTTGGCAGTCACACCAATCTGCTCGAGCTTGGACTGACGAGCCTTCTTGGATTCCTCTTCGCGCCATGCACGCAGTGCCTCGCGCTCTGGTGCTTGCACCATCTGATCCTGCATGAAGGACGACGCAAGTGCCTTAGATAGCGGGTTCTTCAGACCTTGGCCTGCCCAGTTGATCTGGTCATCTCTGGTAGGCTGCGTGGTCTCTGTAGCCATGCGAGTCTTGTTGAGGGGGCCGAATTGGCCTTCGGGCATTGGACCTGGTGCTTCGGTATCCGGTACCACCTCCGATGTGGTAGTGGTCTTCGGACCAGGACGGCTCTTGAGCCAGTCTGCCATGTCCTGTTGAGTACTTTCAGCAAGGCCCTTCTGTTCCTTCTCAGCCTTGCCTTGAACAAATCCGCCGAGCGCTTGATTGACCGCAGGACTCAGCTGCTCGGCCCAGGAAGGTGCAACGAAGTGTCCACCAACCATCTTGCCTTGCGGTGTCTCGTTGTCCTGGCGCAATGCCAGGGCCTGCGCAAACATGCGCTTGATTCGGTCGTTTTCTGATTCGTAGTCGGTGATAGGCATGATTGTCAACCGTAGTTATCAGAAGCCCTGTAAGGATCTTGACCTGGCTGTGGGTTTATGCCATACAGTGGCTGCGCCGCAGTAGCTACGCCAGCCTTCGGAGACAGCATGCCTCCGATCGCAGCACCCACTTGAGGCATGCCGAAGAAGCTACCTGCAGCTGTGCCTGCGAGCTTCAGTATGCCCCCTGCCACACCAGCTTTTCGCGCTGCATCTGCATTTGCTTGATCAACTTGTGCTTGGTACGTCTTCTGTGCAGCCCCTTGGACGTCTGCAGCAGCTGCGCCGCCTGCTTTGTTGTACTGCTCGAACTCCGGACCAACTGGGTTGATCATGCTAGAGATCTGCTTGTACTCGTCCATGGGCCGCTGCCGTGCAGCAAGCGCCTCATTCATCTGACGGTTACGCTCAGCTGCCGTAGCATTGTTCTGCGTATACATCTCGCTCAGATCTTGACCCCTGAGCGCATTGGCATACTGACTCGCTTGTTGCTGGGCGTTCTGCTGAGTACCAAGCAGGTTATTCTCAAAGCCAGAGCCAGTGACTTGGTCGGCAAGTTTCCGAGACACATTCTGGGAGTCATACTGGGCCTTGTTCAAGTCCTCAGAGGCCCCTTGTTGCCGCGCTTGCAACTGTCTGTTGAAGATGTTGCCGTACTCGGTCGTACCTGCCAACAAAGCTTTGAGACGGGCGTCATTATCAGCATTGTTCTGCTGAGTCATAACGCCCTGGTAGCCCTGATCGCCCTCACTGAAGCCCATGGCAGCTAGACGCTGCTGTTCCTGCTGCCGCGCCTTGTCCATGCCCGGCTGTTGCAGGGCCATCATCGCATCTTGGACTTCTTTGACGTTACCGAAGCCGCCATCTGGCATCTGACCTAGGTTACTGAAATCCAGGTTTCCGTACTGGCCGAGTTTGGAGGGATCGATATGCTGATATTGGCTCGCATCAGGGGCATTGACATCGCCGCCCTTGGCATGCGCACCACTTGGATCAAGGCCTGAGACAGCCTGCATCCCACTGGTATCGAGGGGCTTGCCCCACTGGTCCACCAGACCCTGGAAAGACTGATCGGCAGCCCCGCTCAACTGTTGTTGACGACCTACTTGCTGATCGTACAGAGCCTGCTGTTCAGGTGAGAAGGCTTCCTTCTGACTCCAGGCACCAGTTGTCGGGTCCTGTGAATAGGTAAGCGTACCCCCCGTCGCCGAAGTCTGGTTGATTCGGTTTGCCTGCGTCTGTTTGTCAACAGCAGCCTGGTTCAAGTCCGCTTGTTGTTTCGCAAGCGCGGCGTAGTCAGGCGGCGGAGGTGCTTTCGACTTCTTTCCCATAGCGGGCTCCTAACCACTTACAATCTTCACGCTTCAGCACCAGTACATGCATGCTGTCATCTGGAAAGGCATCTGGTATTACGCAGACTTCCTTGAATCCTAGTCGCCGATCGATATCAAGTGCTAGTTTATTCTTACCAGCTACTTTCCCGATCGCAATCTTGCATCCCAATTCCACGAAGGGGTAATAGAAAGCATAATGCAGGAACGCCTTGTTCCACCAACCAGCGGTACCTGCCATGTGCATGTCCACAGCAGAGCCGTTGTAGTTGTCATACCCTGCAACGCCTAATAACTCCCCTTTCTCGTTGACACTACCAATTGCCATCACCGCAGCAGTTGGTATTAGTTCGAGGCGCTCGCATAACCAGGCTACGAGCATCGCCTGCTCGTCCGTTTTGATCATGCACCGGTGCTTTCGTACTGCTGACCCACACCAGGTGCTTGTTGTTGCGGCTGAGTACGCAGCGCCTTGGCTTGCGCCATGGCCTGCATCATCTGCGCTGCTTGATCACTCGGCCCAGCGCCACCACCTGGTACCTGCGGTCCTTGTTGCTGCAGTTGCTGTTGGACCTCCGGCGGTGCATTGCCGAGCAGACCAGTAGCTGAAGGGGGGCTATTTGGTGCGCCTGCATTCGGGTCTGTCATGCCGCCTTGCATGCCAGGTTGCACGGCACCTTGTCCTTGCATGGCTTTGGCTTGTTGCCATTGCTGGTAGCCCTGCGGGTTCGCAGCGACGGCCTGAGGATCGATACCAGGCGGAAGACCACCACCATGGAAACCCATCCGATGCCGACCCCCGAAGCCGGGCGAGTACGCCTGAGCTTGCTGATCCATCACCGGACTGGTACCTACTGAAGTGGCACCGAAGCCTTGCGGCGTGGCGCCTTGTGCGACGCCACCTGCGCCAACGATCGGGGGCGGACCTGCCGGTGCGCCAGGAACACCTGTGGGTGCTGACATGCTCTTTCCTCCTTTGCCACCCATTCCGGGTAGCGGTGGTGCACCAGGGGGTGCGAACTTGCTGAGTGCGCCCAAGCCAGGCGGTACTGGTAGTTTACCACCTTTGCCGCCCATTCCAGGCGGCTTCAGATGTTTGGCGATACTTCCCATTCAAACCTCCAATAGTTACAAAGGACCGCCCGTGCGGATCGTATAATCAGTACTCACCCACGTAGCTTCCGCTTCCGTGGATAGGTTCGCTGACAGCGCTGCAGTAGTACCCATGCCTTGAGCTGAGCGCCAATCTCTTTGTATGGCGACACCACCTGACCACATGCCGACGTCCCACAGAGCTTCGTCCCAGTGCGCAAAGGCGCCTGATATCCCTGAACCAGTAGCATCTGGCGATGAGGTTTGGGCGTAGTCGTAGGTAACAATGGACGCATATCCAACGGGGCGTGCGCCCATGAACGTCATCCGGTACATTCCTACCTGCTTCTGCGCTGTGGGCATGCCGAAGTTTGAATAGGCCTGCTGTACGCCAGACAGAATGTTGGTACCACCTGCGCCAAGAATGTTTGTCCCGTCTTTGTCGCCGTAAAGTGCTTTCCAAACTGTACCGTCTGCATCGCCGAAGTACGGTGCGCTCTCGATCCTGTGCCATGTACGCGCATCCATGCCACTGAACGTGCTCCACGCTCTAGTGATGTTGTTAGCAACTATCTGACCATTACCACCAGCAAAGACTGATGGCACATTGATGAACAGAAGGTTTGGTGCAGGAAAGAAGTCGATCTCCCATCCCTCTAGGTCTTGAAGATCAGTGAGAAGCTCACTGAGCATGAATTGGATCTTCTGACTGTACGTGTTATTGGCAGAGACGTTCACCTGCGTCGAGGTGACTAGCGTCGCCATCGACACCACCCCCGTCAAAGTAAGATAGTACAGATCCCCCGCAAGGTTGCAGAAGTACCGGCGACCACGTGGAGGCGTTCCGATGAAGTAGACTCCGATGAGGTGCCAGCTGGTTGCGTCGGTGACGTCGATTCCTCCGTAGACAACAGCTTCCCCATTTGATGAAACTGCGACCAGGTAATCGTCTGAACCTTCACCGGCGTCAACTGTCCATGTTGCCAGCGTAGAAAGGTAACCTCCACGTTTAAAGTTGGCTCCAAAATTGAATGATGCTGCGACTCCATATACTTGATTGGTTGGGAGGTACCAACCGAGAGTTGTGTTAATTTGGACGCCCCACAGACGCTTCTGGTGCACTGTACCCTGGATAAGCGTCGAAGGATCAACATTCTTCCAGGTATTGGCAACGACGCCATCACCTAATGAAAGTCGCGCAGGTCCTGTAAGACTGTAGAGAATTGGGTTGTCAGAACCACTGAACATCACTGTATGCGTGCCAGCGGCGCTAACCATCGAGACACTCTGCCAGAAGTCAGTAGAGAGACCTGAATAGATCGCTGCGCCTACTGGACCAATAGAAGTAATCTCGTAGAACTTGTTTGCAGAGAAGGCAAAGAACTTCTGGGCACCGGCTAGTGAAACCCAATCAGCCAATGTCTCAACAGGACCAGGCATGCCAGTAGCATGGGCTTGGTAACCCTTACGAACAGTACATCCGTAGGGCTGGGCAATCAAGTTGTTCAACCGTATTGCGTCAGTAGGGGGCATCGCCGCCAGATTATCATAGGCGTTGATGCCCCCACTCGGCGCAGGGACAGTTGTGACCTTGGCCGTCATCTCCATGGTTACGGTCCCGTACCTGTATCCCATGAACCATCAGGAATGGACCATGGGCCAATGAACAAAGGCGGATAATGCGGCGCCAGAGACAGTTTCGGAGCCCCTTTGCTCTTCCCAGAGAGCGATTGGAAGAGGCGCATGAAGTCTGTCTGCGGCGCAGTGGTATCGAAGCCCTTTAGCTCGTAGAACTTGAGTTTCAGGTACTTCATGAAGAGCCATGGATGGAACTGGACAAGATCACCATCCAGTTTAATGAGATCTGCTGGAGTATCAGCCGCAGGAACAGCTGAAATGACCCAGTTCTTAATGACATACTCCATTGCCATCGTGAAAGGCGTTGCACTGGGCACTGGCCAGAGCCAGAATTGGTTCTGATAGACACGGTACCGCATGCGGGGAGCTGCTGCGAGCAAACCACCTTTCAACCAGGCCCATTCCTGAGCTGTCTTCGGGCCCAGAAGGGGCCAATGATTCGTCCGATCCCACTGGGTTTGATCTGTGAAGTACAACCAGTCCTCAGGTAGGTCGTAGGAAGCCGTAGCATCGACTGTAGTGAACGTCCATTCCTTGATCAGCTGTTCCCAGGTATAGAACAGGACCAACTCGTTGCCTGCCGCGTTCGACAAAGCAACAAGTTGATTGATTTGCACGTCTGTGGACGCCACGATAGTCGTGGGTACGGGCAGGCCCAACTCTGCAGCTACCTGCGTAATCAACTGAAGAGCGGGCCAGTATGCCATGACTTACTCCTTCTTCTGCAACTTGCCAATGGCAGCTTGCATTTCCACGAGTTGATTCTTGAGCAGGGTAATCTCGTTGTCCCGCTCCTCGATCTTGGCCTGCATCTGCGTGAAGGGGGCGGTCTCTTTGGCAGCCGCGATGAAGTTTTGAGCCTTCTGGCGAAAGCCCATCATCCCCATCATCTTGCTCATGGCGGTGTCGCTCATAGTTGCCAGCTGCTCGAGGGTATGGCAGTTCACTGCTTTGAGCTCTGCGATGATACCGACGGTGAGCCAAGGCACCTGCGTGAGCGGGGTACCGTCAACGACCTCTTCCTGCTGCTTTTCGAACCTGTCCCACTGCTTCGGGAAGCGGCGCTTGTAGCTCTCGTTGACCTTCTGCACCATGACATCGCGAGAACCTGGTGTCATGATGCGGATGCAGGGCACTTCATCGAAGATCGGTCGTCCCGCCTTCTCTGAAGCAATCTCGTTCTTGATTGGTTCAATGAAAAACTGCACGAAGAGACGCTTGTCGTCCTCGTATTGCTGGTCTTCCTCGAAGACCTTCTCGTCGTATGCTGCTGTGGCCATCGCCTGCTCCAGTTAAATGCCCAATGTGGGCACGGACTCCAAAATGAACCGCACGTTTGTCAAGACGACATCTGATGCTGATCCGTTGATCTTCGCTGCATTTACAGCATAGGTGTAGTTCTGACCATCAGGGCTGGTTGTACCGACGCTGAACGAGGCATTCGCCACGTTACCGGCCCCCTGACCGGTAACTGTCGTACCGCCAGGGATCGTAAGCCCGTTACGGATGAGGGTAAACGCGACCTCATTGCCCGTGGTGGTAGCGACATCAGCGTAGAAGCTTATACGGTTGACAGTAGTCGGCAGACCCTGTGCTAGGCGCGTGACCGTACCAGCTGAAGCAAGGACGGTGTACTCTGGTGTCTGTGCGAGTACAGTGGAGTAGTGCACCACCTGGGGCGTGACACCGAGAGCAAGGAGCGTCGTGGTATCAGCACTCAGGATGCCGTAACCAGGTGAGAACGAGTCAATGACATCCTTGATCATCTGGCGCACGTCTACAGCCGAGATGTTACCAGCTGTATTGTCCTCGATCGTTGCATCAGCTTGAGCGAGGAGCGCAAGCATAGTTTTGCGTGTCATGCTGGTTCCAGTGCATCAAAGGCGTTGGAAAAGGCGTTACTGAAAGCGCCTGTATCAGGAGGCGGTACGACACCAAAGGAGACCGCCATGCGACCATTGGCAAGGAACGGCAGACCACACCAGTAGTATGCAATTCCAGTATTCTGAACTGAGACGGCGAGTTGACCGTCTGCAGCGAAGGGCCCATTTACTGGGTTCAAGCCTTGTATGGCGCAAATGCGACCATTTTGGACATAACTCCAACCACCGATCCATTCAGTGGGAGCAAGCTCGGCAAGGCATAACAGGCCATCGAGCATGGGGGTGCCGCCGTTGAACTCACTCGGCGACGGCACCCCGCTCAGGGTGCACATGACGTGCCCGTTGGCGTCAGTACGCAGGAGCTGGTGGTTGAGCACGCGGTCTCCTCAATGCACGGACATGAGCTTTCGCCATGTCCGCCCGATTGAACTCCTGGCCGACGTTCTGCGGTATCCCCACCTTCTTAGCGAAGGTGGGGTTGTGCGCAACCGCAGCCATCAGCCGCTCTTGTTCAGGCGACTTGCTTGGCATGATCAGCTCGGTGCTGCGGACGCCGCCGATGCCAGGCCGAAGACCGACTGGCCTGTGGCAATTGACACGCCACTGCGGTTGACGAAACCAGTCTCAACGACTGCGCCATTGGCAACCGTGGCCACAGCTGTGACGGTCTTGAGCTTGAAGCCAGTGAAGGCCGGACCTGCACCTGCATCGCGGGAACCACCAGCTGTCGAGAGACCGCCATTGCCACCTGCACCAATGCCGAACCCTGCCACGTATGGCACGACTGGCGCCGAACCACCAACATTGGCAGTGCACTTGCCGCCGCCGATATACATGCCAGTGGAGTTCGCGAAGGGCACAGCTGGATCTGGCGAACTGACGCCGACCGTGTAGTCATCGTCGAAGTTGCCCGGCGACGGCGCGAGAATCTGGTTCGCGTCAAGGATCGGCGGAGAGCCGAACCCGATGCCTGTCGCCAGAGCGCCTGTCGAAGCATTGGCATTGGCCACGGCAGCCGTGGTCGTGTCCATCTTGAAGAAGGGCTGCACTGCGAGAGCATAGTCCTTGTCGTTGTCGAAAGGCGAACCTTTCGGGCCTGAGAGCAGGTCAAACAAGACCGTTGCTCCTTTACTCGGGTTCGCCGAGTTTTCGGTGGCTGTTGCACCGGGAAAACCTGCTGGCATTTCTTTCTCCTGTTGAGGGGAGACACCCGGCGGGCTAGTTGGTGGAAGCGCTGTGCCTCACCGCCTAGGGCGATCCCGCCGGGGCTCCCGAAACTTACTTGGGCGTGGCCGGCACCGGCAGGTACACGACCATCGGCAGCGTCCCTGGCCCGTACCAGAGCAGCGCCGGCTTCGTGCCTTCTGGCGTCGCGTTCTTGGGTGACGCTCCGGGCAGTGGAAGCACCAACGCAAGCATCACGTTGGTACCGTCCGGAAGCGGCGGCAAGACGATCGGGTTCTCCGGCCGACCCGGTTGGATCTCAACTGGCGGAAGGCCATTGTCGGGCGAGCCCGGCAAGTAGATCGGCAGCGAGATGCCGATGTCTTCTTCCGGAGGGACGAAGATCGGCGGGTGCGGCGGCCAGACGACCGGACGCGGAGGCCATGTCCCGACAGGCGGGGGCAGACCTTGATCCGGACGTCCAGGGGTGCCAGGCAACGAGTTGTCTGGACGACCGCCGAAGCCGGGCAGCGAGTTGTCAGGATGGCCACCAGTTGGCCAGATGACTGCAGGAAACGGATGCATGAAATCTCCTTGAAAGGGACCTGCCGGTCCCGTGGGTTACTCGGTCATGATCCCCTGGAATTGAAGACCGCACGAGGTGAGGTTACCGGCCCAGGCCAGGATCTGCACGGCGGCGTCCTGGTTCACCGAGTAGCGTTGACCCGGCGACAGTGGCACCATGTTGCGGTCACGGTGCGGACGGTACTTGAGGTACTTCGTGTTCAAGAAGTACGCCGTGCTGGCCGGATCGAAGCCGCCGATACCACCGTCGAGGCACACATCGGCGTCCATGAACTTGACAGTGACGAAGCCGAGCTTCGCCGTGTTCGAGTCCGTGAAGCGCTGAATGGCCTGCAGCGAGGCCATGTAGAAGCCCCAGTAGTTGTTGTCGACCATGATCAGGTCGGGGCGATCGTTGCCGCGGACGCACTTGGCCCAGAGCCGGTTGAAGTAGCTCTGGATGTTCGCCGCCGTGGTTGCCGCGCCGCCAGTCGCAACAGCTGCGAACACCTGATTGCGCCAGAACGTCCACGAAACCCGGTCGATGCCGCCAGGCGTGCCTGACGTCGGAACCGCGATGACCTGCTTCTGGAGACCGTCGATCTGCTTGCCACCCGCGGCCGTGCCGTCCGAGTACAGACCCTGCGCGATCAGGTTGGCCATGGAGGCCTCGCCGACGTTGACACGGGCCTCGAGCAGGTCGATGATCTGTTCCCGACCGCTGTTCTGCAGTTGGTCGAGGCCGGAGATGGTCACCGGGCAGGCCGCCTGCTTGATGTCGTACTGCGCAGCGCTGATGACGTCCTGTGCCGCGATGGGCAGCAGGTCATAGCCAGCGTACCAACCGGCATTGCCGTTGGCCTGGAACGAGAGCTCTTCCAAGATCACGTTGCCGCCCCCGAACGGCTTGATGTTCCCCTTTTCCTTGAGGCGCATCAAGAGCGCATTGTTCTTGGTGACGTTGTCGGCGATGGTGCCGGTACGCGACTGGATCGTTGTCGCGATGATGTCGCTGATCGCTGAATTGGCAAATGCCACGATGTTCTCCTAGGTGGTTGGCGGTTCCTTGCGCATGCGCGCAATTTGCCGGTCATGTCGTACACGAGGTTTGTTTGGGTCGTTCCGTGTCAACCGAAGAGTGGGTGTAGCGTCGTTCGTCGTCGCTTGGATGATGAACTTATGTAGCTTCTTGAGAAGGCGCAGCATGCTACCTCCCTGCTACCTGGCTAAACGCTGCCTCGATCGTCGCTCTGAGGTCGTTCCCTTGATTCGCCCCGCCTACGGGTGAGCCACTTGGACCGCCGCTGACACTGCTGGAAGCATTGAGCGCCCGCTGAGCACGTGTGTTCAGTTCATGTGCTTGCTGGAGCTGACGTCCGTTCTGTGCCTGCTGCGCCATTTGGGCGCCCCACTCAGGGTTCATCGCGACAGCTCTACCGTACGCTTGTTGAGGCGTTAGGTAAACCTGTCTCCTGGCATTCATCTCGATGATGTCTGCCATGTCCTCCCGTACTTGTTCGAAGTACGGGAAATTGATGTTGTCATGTGACATTTGTTCGATGGTCATTGACGCATCTGCCTGGATCCGGTACTCCTGCTGAGCTGCGATGTTAGCTTGATTCTGCAGGAAGCTTTGGAGAGGCGTTAGGCGCTCTGACAGCATCTGTTCGAGTCGAGTCTGAACAGGGTCTGCAGAGGGGGCCTGGCCGGCCAGTGCGTCATCAAGAAGACGGATATCCACCCCGTATTCCTTGATCAGCAGTGCCATGTAGGCAGCACGCTGCTGAGGAGGAGACGAGGAGAGGATGTGGTCCGCCTTCATGAGTTCGTTCACCGCTTCTAGCGGACTCAAACCTACGGCTCGCATGCGGCCTTCGTAGGGTCGGACGATATCATTGAACGTTGCAACTGCCTGGCGCATTTGGCCAGTCTCACCGAAGACCCTTGCTACTTCGTTTTCTCTACGTTGAACTTCTTGGCGGACTTCCGCCGGCAGGGACGACCACTTTGCTTGAGCGGACGCTTTCCATGCTCTGGGCGCAGGTTCGACCTGCACTTGCTTTTGCTGGGCTGGCTTCTCAGTCAGGCGCGCAAAGTCCTGCGGCTTGTTGAGGTCGACAACATTAGTCGACTCACGCGCAGGTTCACTCCGCTCCGTGACCCGCTCTTCGCGGACAGCAGGGAGCTGTGAGGGGGCCGATTCTTGCTGTGGCGACTCGACGAGCGCGACAGCAGAGTCGATAGAATCCCGCAAAGAGACTTCGCGGGATTCTGAAACTTGACCTTCTTCTGGAGGCATCGCCTACTCCTAATGTAGCAACACAGGGATACTGATATGCCCAAACAGGGCACCTAGCAGCACGATCAACACAATGAGCGCCAGGACGACCCTGACGACCACATTGAAGGGTGCAGGCAGTGGGATTTGGTTCACTGCCCAATAGACAACGTAGAAGATCAGTCCGAGGATGATCAGCCAGATGAGAAGATTGATGAGGCCCATGTCAGTATCCCTTCTGGTTCATGACTCGGATGATGTCTTCCCGGATTTGCTTCCGATCCGGCGCCACAGGCTGCACTCCCATTGGAAGACCAGCCAGTTCTTGAGTTGGAACAACGTCATGACGCCTACAGTGATCACGTATGCCAGCACGGCCTCTAACAATTGTCTTGTCGATAGGCGAAATGAAGTCAGGGCTATCTGGAATGACAAATGGGCCCACATTAGCCTTGCTTGAGCTAGGCTCGGTGCCTTTTTCATAGGCTACTCCATTGATGTAGACCCAGCACTTTCTCACTTTCTAGCTCCTGCAGCTGGTTTGGGCTTCGCACGAGCCATTGCGCGCATGTTTTGGACCTTCGCAGCGCCTTGTTCTTGCATTTGGCGAGTCTTGACGAGGCCCTCTGTATGCGCCTGCATTAGCTGCATATGGCCCTGCATGCGAGCTTGTTCCATCTTTGCTGCACTTTCGTGCAACATCATCTGAATCTTCAGTTGTTGCTCCTGTTGGAACATCGTGTTCTCCATTTGGAGCTTCTGCATCTCCATCTGGAGCTCTTGACGACCCTGGGTGTCAGCCAACTGCATTTCTTGCTGCTTCGCTTGCAGTTTGAGCTGAGTTTCTTGCTGTTTGGCCTGCATCTTAGCTTGCAATTCTTGAATCCGCATTGCATGCTCTTGCTGAGACTGCTGCATCTCCTGTTTGGCCTTCTCTGCCTCAGGATCAGGCTTATCCTCTGGAGGCTGCTTGATCAAGTCATCGAGGGCTTTGTCGAGCATCCCCTCAATATCTCGTGCATTCTTGAACCCGGCGATCGCCCACTTGAGTATACCCACCAGAAGGGGGGCCGCCTGCGGTTGACTCTGGATCATGCCTCCGGCTGTCTCAAGATAGCCAGACACAGAGGTAAGGAGTTCGATCCTATCCGCCTTTTCCATGGCGTAGTCGGTTTGGGCAATCTGGTCGGCAGTGACCACAATGCGCCATTCGAACCCCTCTTCAGACTGTAGAAGCTCGACGGCTTCCTGAGCGAGGTCCGCATCATCTGTCCGCATAATATTACTCTTGCGGATGATGATTTCCGGGTCAAAGTGCTTAACCTGTATCTCGGCTTTAATCCGTAGGAGTTCAGCAGCAAAACGCGCAACCTCGTCCTGAGTGTCTTTGATACGGACCGACGCAAACTTAGCCTTGATTTCCTGTGCACCCAGCGTTTCAGATGCCTTAGAAGCACCCCGGACAATATCTGCAATGCCAGTAATTTCATAGATCTGGGCCTTGATCCCCTCCCGCGCTTCATAAAGACGCTGGAGCGCATTCACAACCTGCTCGAGGGGCAGCCAATCGACCTGGCCCTTGACTCCACCCTTCTCAGCGAACATTGCCCAGTTATCAACTGGAATCAGGGTGTTATCTGTGCCTTCCAACAGCATTCGCTGAATGCCAGTCGCAGATTGGTCGTAGACGCCGACGACCTTGCATGCTTTGATAAGCATGCTAATGCGGTTGTTGACCTGATCGAGTTCGTTGTACTGATCCTGGGTCAAATAGTAATCAGGACGAGGAACGGTGTTAGACGTCGAGATATTGGCCAGGAGAGGACGCGGGCAAGGCTCGAACCCGACCAGATTCAGGAAATCATCCTTCGAATCCAGGATTTCTGGTTCGTCTTTGCACAACCAGATAACCTTCCGATGAATACGGTCCCAGATCTCGTAGATCTTCGCCATCTGGATGGCCTGGTTCTGGGGAACCACTCCACCCGGATAGGTATTCAGATTGATGTTCGAGGGACGATGGTTCAGGGGTACCTTTTCACCCTTTTCTTTGCCGAACCGCTTTATCAGCTGCGGACGGTCCATATACACCACGCGACCTACCCAACGGCGCTCTTCCCAAACTCTGCAAGGAGACCACAGGAAGTCTTCCCAGTAAATGTAGTCAATGGCTACACGCTGGTCTGTGATCCGCTTGTACTTTATGGAAACCGGCGCCGGAGGGGGTGCGACTGGCGCGGCGGCAGCTGGCGGTTGTCCCGGAGATCCTTGAGGAGGAGCCATGGGAGGCATACCAGCACCACCAGGAGCCCCAGGCATCCCGCCAGGCTGAGGAGGAGCAGCCCCGGGACCGCCAGGAGGAGCTTCCATGCCGGGTAAGGCTTGTTGTCCTTCATCCGGGGCTGGTCCAGTCTTGAAACCGGAGTATAGTGGGGCGTTGTGGTGATCATTTTGGCCTTCCAGGCCCTCGCCGACAGACTGAATCTGTCCCTCAAGGATCAATTCGGCATCTTCAGTGTCAGTTTCAAGACGACACCATGCTTGACCGAGTCCGCTGACGAGACGATCAAGTGCGACATGTCGCATTGTGGGATCGAAAAGGTCCCTAGGATCGTCTCCATCGGGGGATATAGCCCGTTGTAAGATATTGGCTGCAACCCGCGCGAGTTGATCGTTATAATCAATGAACTTTCTTGTGACCTCAGGTTTTGGTAGTTGGGCATAGAGCGCCGCCTTCATGATTTTCGTGTTGGCGTAGAACAAGTTGAACCACTTGTTCGGTGCATCCAGGGCATCGCGCTCGTCTACGAACCTACGGACGCATTGACGCGCCCGCTCATGGAACTTCTTCAGCTCCTGTTCAGCGTAAGCAATCTCGGTAATCCAGAGTTCGCGCGGAGTGAGTTTCCGGGCGTCAACAATGGTTGGGGAACCCGACATCGGGGTGTCAGAGATCACAGAATTCTCCTATTCCCGAGCATGTTCGTACGATCTGCATGCAGATCGTCAAGATTGAAGGCATAGTTCCAACCGGAGCTCACGGGTTCCGCCGTGGTCTTCGTTGTCACTGTCTTGTACTTCTGATGCGCGACTACACACATGTATCCGAAACTATCTGCGTAGTCAGAGCACCAATCGTGGAGGGGGACATCGCTAAAGATGAGATGCTTGTCGTCCCAGACTCTTCTGTATCCTTTGAGAGCCTCAATGAGGTCTTCGCAAGCAGCATCTTCGAACGCAATAAGAGGAAAGAGGCGACGTGTTGCGGCAATACGATCACGCACCTTGTGGTTCGGGACGAGTCGCGGCCTAATTCCTTCTTTAAGAAATTGCTCAACAAGCGAACGGCCCGTCTGGAGATTCTTGGCCCTGGCGTCATGGGGGAGCCAGACATCGCCAATCTCTCCTGAGAAAGTATGGATCTTCTCGATATGGTGAAAGATGTCTTTGCCTTGGGTTGACTCGACATGGACAATCCGCACTGGCAAGTCGCCCCGTGAGTAAGGTCCTTCTTGCCAAAAGATGGCAACGGTTGCATCTGTGAATCCCAGATCAAAGACAACGTGTGTTTGAAGGTTTGGGTCGTACAGGTTCGCTTTGATTTGTCCATGTAGGAACGCATCATTGAGCTCATCAGCGTAGATTGCGCCTTTCAATGCCGAATCGAAGCTACACAGGTACTCCTGTGCAAACTCCTCTGGGTCCATGTGCTTGCGGAGTTGCTCTAATTCTCCACGTGGGATGATTCCTGAAGTATCAGCACGTAGTTCGAGGAAGAACCAATCGGGATCAACCCGGGCCTCTTTAACAACCTGGTAAAACAGGTTCTTGCCCCGAGGGGTGGATGCGAACACGAACCAACCATTCCTGTCCGATAGAGTCGGACGAATGACCTGTGGGAACACGGAAGGCCGAAATAGTGCATACTCGTCGCCAACACCGCCATCAAGATACATTCCTCGCAGGGCGTCGGCATTGTCCGCTCCCAGGACATATAGAGTTCTGTCTCCATGGAGGGTAACCTTGAGCTCAGCTTCCTGAGGGGGCCGTGACATGTACGGCTCGGCGTAGTCCTTCAGGTAAGTCCATGCGACGCGCTTCGCCTGCGCGTATGTTGGGCCAATATAGGCCAGTTGGGGCTTGTACAGCTCGCATTCCAGAGCCCCGAAGACAAGGTCGTTCACCAGAGCGACGGTCTTCCCTGCGCGCCGGTGGGTGTTCATGGCACCCCAGCGCTGCTTGCGATTGTGAAACGCTACGAACTGTTCCCGAGGGACGTACTTAAGCATTAGTTGACTTGAATTCCCTCGTCAAGTCCTTGGTCGAAGAACTTATTCAGTTCGTCATCTGTAAGTTCATCGAAACGCGACTTCTTACCACCCGTCATCTTTATGATGTTCTCTGTATGTTTTGGATGAGTTCCGCCACCTGGTACAGGCGGTTCTAAATCTCCGGCGCGCTTCGGACCCTTCCGAATACCTTCATGCAGAGCCTTGATTTCCGCTGCAGTCATTGGCGGAAGCTGTTCGTAGGTGCGCGAAGCCTCTTTCTGGAGTTTCCGGTAGTCCTTGATGTCGAACCCAAGATGCGGGGCAGCATACATCGAGGACGGCGGGATATCTGCGAGCTCTTGATGGGTCAAGAACCGCCTTGCATTCGTCACCTCGGCTTGCTGTTCACCAAAGGTGTTGTGGTATAGAGGGAAGTTCTTCCCACCAAGCGCATCAATGATATTCAACAGCTCTTGACGCTTCTCTGGATGCGGTCCGCGGTTTTTGATGTGCTGCAAACCTATCAATTGGCTTGTATCCATGTTCATGGAATCTACATTTGAGCCCCGCGGCCAACCGAATTGCTTCTGAAGGGGGTGCTGTATCTCGTGAAGTACTGTGCCCATGAGCTCGTTCATGGTGTACTTGTTAAAGTAGTCACTATTCAAGTTCATCCTATTCAAATCTTGTTGGAATGAACCTGAGACCCCCTCTTGCATTGGTCCAATAGAGACGCGCGTGTCCTTGAACTGCGGCAGCTTGTCAAACAGTTCAGGATGGTGCATCATAGAATCCAGTTTGTACCAACCTGGAGTCAAACCGCCATTGTTATCAAACCATGGACCTGGCTTGATATGCGCATCAGTGTCAGGAATCTCTTTCATGAACCGGTTCTCAGGCGCTCCAGGTACCCTTTCACGACCTGTCACGCGCCAGACACCTTCCGGGTGCATTCCTTCATCCAACAACTTCTTCGCCTTCGCCGTCATGGGATCGCGCAAAGTCGATGCCATTAGAACTGCCTTTGCAGCAGCATCAGGATCTTCTGCAGCTGATTGCGGTTTTGCCTTGTTCGCGGGTGTATCCAGATTCTTGTAGTAGTTACTTGAATCTTGTGGGGTGCCCTGACCTTGTTCGAGGCGCTGCAACCAAGGTGCCTTGGGCGAATCTTCCTTGATATGACCTTTAAGGGTATTCCAATCATCCCAGTGATCGGTATTGCCCCAATCAAGGTTCAAAAACTCATTCTTCTTGTAGTCAGCAGGATTCACCTCGCCATTGATGATCTTTCGAGCCCAATCCGCCTCTGTCTCGTCCCACTTTCCAGTAGTAGTGTCATAGCGACCTACGCCAAAGGTCTCTTTATCCGCTTTCGGCACCTCTTTCGTACCAAACTTGGCAGTAGAACCAGCTTGTGTGTCAAGCAGGCGCTCGTAGGTGTGCAGAATCTCGTCGTCGCTTCTATCTGGCCAGCGTTGACGCCCTGCTGTGAGATAGTCATCGATAGAAGGGGGCGTATGTGCCTGACCAAACGTCTCAGGATCGGCGTACCCCTCAGCGGCATGATGCGCGAGGGTCTTCTCTTCGACCCGACCACGTACTGATCTCCCACCTCTAGACCAATGTGGGAGTTCTTTCTCAACAGCTGTGTCGACGCTGCTCCATCCTTGGGGCTTCGTTTCCTTCCTTAACGCCCTTACAACTGCTTCCGTTCCTAGGACCCCGCCTCCAAGCGCTGCAGCAGTCCCGCCCTTAAGGAATGTGCGCCTAGATGCCTGATCTGCGGGGGTGATTGCTCGCGGGGTCACTTTCAATGCGTCTATGGAAGGTTGTAAAAGGTCCTTTGCACCCTCTACGGCGCGCGCACCGCCTCTCACGGCGCCCCCAACACCTATGGGGACACCAGTGACTTGGCCGATGGTCTCCTCAACCCCCGGTTTCTGCCCTTCCCTGACAGGTGGCATGCTCGGATCTTGATTCCACAGGTCCGTTGTCCTGAAGAACGGTGTGGGATCCGGCTTCTCCGGCTCGCTATCGGTGGCTCTCCGCAGAGCACCTATACCCGCGTTGATGGGCGAGAACTTTTCAAGGTCCCCCGAGTGCTTCCGGATCAGTTCTTCGATGTCCCCCGGCAAACCCAGCGTGCCAGTCACAGCGCCGCGCGCGTAACCCGCTGGTATGTCGACCAGACGGGTTGCTGCATCTTTCAGGAGCTCACTCCAGGGTCTATCCTGGGTGCCTCCTTCGAAGGGGTTGTACTGTGGACCCACTTACTTGTGCGTCTTTTCGACCTTCACCGGTTCCTTCTCGACCTTGGGCGCCGGTTTCTTCTCCTTGACGATCGCGACGCGACTGGTCAAGATACGCAACAGCTCTCGCTGAGCCGCCAGCTGCGCGACCAGGTAGTCACGATCCTGGACCGAGACCTCCTTGAAGTACGCGTCCGAATCCACGTACGCCGACAGCTTTTCTGTACGCTCCTCCAAGTCCGCGTACTCGTCCATCAGTCGCTCTTCGTAGCCTTGAGTCATGTCATTCTCCTCTCACTTGAACGTCGATGATCTCATTCGACTCGTCGCGCTTGTATGACAGGCGCGTGTTAGTCAACCAGGGTACGTCGATGATGACGCCACCTGTACCCTTTGGATCGTTTGCGGGGGGCAACAATTTGCTGATTGCCTGCACGAAGACTCTGGCGTTCTGGTCGGACTTCGTTGCGAACTCTACGAGCCACGGCGCACCACCAAGGTTGTCAAATGCTTCTCTGAAGAGCTCGCGGAGTTGGCGGTTCACACGTTGAGGGGAGGCCTCTTCTTGCAGGCTGCCAGGAGGGGCTCGGAATACCGGTGGACCCGGCGGTATCAAACTTGGCAGCAGTGAGGGGGGCTTGCCGTTGGTCATTTTCTGAACTCAGGTGCACGTGGGTATCATTATATCACGAATTCCTTCTCGTGTAAACTCCGAAAACAGGCAACAAATCGTAACAAACGTAACGAATCGTAACACTTGGATGTTTATAATAAATTATAATAAGCAGGCCGAAAACGTGTCCGTATATATACGATCGGCCGTTTAGGAGCCTTAAACGCGATTGTGGCCCGTTATGAGATATCAAATGGCCTTTTCGAACGGCTGCGACGGCGGCCCGAATCACTTGGAACGATACTGGTAGCGGAAATTGAAAAATTCTATGTGCATGGCCCGCCGCCCTTCACTCAAGCCCCCCCGCCGCCTTTTGTAACGGAATGCTTCAAATGCAACGAAATGTAATAGTGATGTACTTTTTTCTTTTTATAGTACATAATATCTTTACTGACTTGATAAACAATCATCTTGATTGAACAGTCAGTAGATGAAAGATAGAGATGAACATCGGACAATTCATTACGTACATGATTCTCAACTCGACGAAGTCGAACACTGAGATTCTCGAACTCGTCAAGAAGAACTTTGACGGATGTAAGACAACGATGGCTTGTGTCGCTTGGTACAAGTCGAAGCTCAGGAAAGAAGGAAAGATCGAAGCTGGCCGGACTCAGAAGTTCAAGGTCGAGCTGACGAAGGAAGAACTTCAGAAGCTGTGTGACTAAGAGAGAAGAGCCTGGCGAAAGCCAGGCTCTTTTTTTCTTGAAAGCCCGGGGCGGGTGGGCCAGATCGGGCTGTGAGGGGCCGGAAAACCCAATCAATCCTGAAAACCTAGCGCGAAGTACAATGCCCTTCCTACCAAGCGTAACAATTTGTAAAAAGGCTTCCCCTGTAATTTCCCTTACGTTATAATTGTTGTTGAAGCAGGAAATAGTTCCTACTTCAATTTGAATCAACAGGAGAGATAGAATGAGCAAAGTGCATCAAGTTGAGAAGCTCGAGGTTGTGCAGCCCGAAGGGGGCGATATCCCGGCGCAGCAGGAAGAGCAGCAACAAGAGCAGCCGGCGCAGGAGATCAAGCCGGTTGTGCTCGGCATCGGCGCGTTTGTGCGGCACATGCTGAAGAACAGCACGAAGAGCAATGCCGAGATTCTCGAGCTCGTTTTGAAGACGTTCCCGGGGAGCAAGACCACTCCGGCGTGCATCGCGTGGTACAAGACGGATATGCGCAAGAAGGGGCTGCTCGAGGGCGCAGCGCAGCGCGGCAAGAACGTCGTGGTCGAATTTAGCGCAGAGAAGCTCGCTGAACTCGCGAAGTAACAGTCGTGTATGTGCGGCCGCGTTGCACGATACGCGGCCGCATATATATATATGATTTTACTGGTAACAATTTAAATTTGTTGATTATTTTGTGTGCACACACATACACAATACACATAGGTGAGAACAAGTTAAGCATTGCTGCATTGATTAGCAGCCCCTTAAATGGCGGCTAATCAATGCGAGCATAGTGCATCGCAGATTGGGAGAAGCAGAATCATGGTCGAGCAACCTATTGTGGGCCAGCTTACGGTGTATGTCACAATGGATTACCGGAAGCCCGGGAAGCACAATGCGCAAAGCACGTGGAGCAAGTTGGTAACGATTCACACGGAGCATCATGTCACAATTGAACAGGCCCATGAGGCTTTGACCGAATGGAAAAAGGTCAACCAGAACGTCGTCGGGAAGTTCACAGCGGCTCTGTATTAAGATCATGACAAAAGGATCATCGGGCGCACCCAGGCAATACTGGGAAGGTAGTCACCCCCTCAAGTGCCAAATCAGGGGTGAGAACATCGTGATGTCGTTCATAGATGGTAGCACAGGCAGTGGGTCCTGGGCTATCATGTGTAACGAGTGTCACAAGGTGTTCGGCAAGGGCTTGGGCATCGGCAAGGGTCAGAGGTTCGTCATGCAAGGTGACGGGCGCTTCTTGAAAGTCAGCCCCTGACGCTAGAAGTAACAATTCGTAACAGAGACACACCTAGGAGCCCTGGGTGTGTTATAATAAACAATTAACCGGAGCCCTGGATGAACACCCCCTCAAACAAGCCACAGTCCAAACCTATCCAGCAGATGACCAAGATTGAGATGGAAGAGGCCATCAAGAAGTATAGGTTTGTATTGCATAAACTTCACAAGGAGATAGCAGATAAAGACCTGGAAATCGGGCGTTTGAATGACATCATCAACAGGTATGAGAAGAGAGAGGGTAAATCAAATGGCTAATGGCCAAAACAGAGAAAAGCGGAAGATCACTCGGGTGAGTGGGTTCACGCAGATCAAGCACACAATCGAGATGTCAATCGATTGGGAAGACTATGCCGCTTGGGAAAACGGCATGCTCATCCAGAATGCGTTCCCCTATTTGACGCCTGATGAGCGCGAGTTTCTCATGACGGGCATCACCGCTGAAGAGTGGAACAAGGTGTTCGCCAAAGGCCCCGGCAACGAGGTCGAAGGCGAAGACGGGAGCGAGAAATGAGGGAAGCTAGAAAGTTCAGGGACCCTTACGCAGACATCAAGCGCACCAGTGCGATGTCGGGTCCGTGGAAGCGGAAACGCGACGGCCGGATCACGGGAGTGATTCTGGCGATTGCAATCGGGTTGCTCATGGCGCTTGCTGTTATGGCATGGGCTACGGAGTGCACCACGGACGCAGAGTGCAAGTGCACGACTGACTGCTTGGAGCCTGCAAAATGAGCATGATCTGTCTTGTTACGTGCTACGATCAGAAGAACGTAGACGAGGAAGAAGATGCGATCATGGCGATCTTCATCAGCTCAGATGATGCGCATGAATTTGCAAATGAGCTGATCAAAGCAGGGCGCACAGAAGTGTACGTCGAGGAACGTACGTTGCACTCTGGACAACCAAATCGACCAGGCTGGAATCTATGATCATGATCATTTTGTGCGCACTAGCAGGTGCGTTCTTCGGCGGCTGGTTAGGCCTCGTTTGTGGGGGTCTGATCGGTCTTGTTTTGATAGCTATCTTTGGAGAAGCTGAATGACAAAGTACAAGGGCCAGTATAAGGCCAAGAATACAGGATCACCGCGGCCGTTCCAGACGGATTACGCGGGCGCATGGCGCGGGCACTGCAAGACTCGGGAAAGCGCGATCATCGCGGCTACCAAGCACATAGTGCGAGATGGTTACAGCCGCGCAACCATCACGAACATCGACACTCAACAAGACGTCGCACGCATTCGGCTCAGCACCGATCGTCTGCGTGCCGTGATTGAAGTGGTCAAGCCCTTCAAGGCAATCACCCCCGCACTGAGGAGAATCAAGTGAACATCCTCTTCCGCAACTACTTGATTCTCAACGATCATCGGGATGCGACAGCTGGTGATGTCAAGGAACTGTTTGGGTTGAAGCAGAACACACCATGGCCTGCTGAAGGCATGAAGATCCAGGTGATCCAAGGCACGATTTGCTGGGTCTATCCCCTGCGCAAGGGCGAGGGCTTCAAGCTCAGGGCATATTGCAGCTGCAGGTTCTGCGGCAAGGCAGTCCCCATCGGCAGGCTTCGCCAGCACGTGGAAGGCCACTCCAACAATGAAGTGAACATCATGCGCGTGGAGGCTGAACATGGAAATGCATGAACTCATGACCACGGCCGAGATACTTCGGCGGTTGCAGAAGAACAGCACGGCACTGTTCATTGTGATGGTCGGCCCCCCTGGATCTGGCAAGAGCACACTGGCGCACGAGATCTGTCGGTTCTACGATGTGCGTCGGTTTAGCACAGATGAGAAGCTCGAGATCTTGCATAAGCATGGTGTGTTGAACGAGAAGAGCTTTCCTAAGATCCCATTTGGCAACCTGATGCGCAAGATGAAGTTTGACATCTGGCAGCATGCGAACATGGGCAAGGGGGTGCTAATAGACCAGACCAGCATGACCGAAGAATCTAGGTCATTCAAGATCGAGTGGGCACCCCCTCACTTCTACAAGGTCTGCATTGACTGCACGGGATTGACCGTGGATCAGATGGATTCGCGTGTTCGCGACAGAGTTGCACGCGGGGGCCGGCATATCCCGAGACATAGGATTGCCGACATGGTAAGGGCCTACGAACCCCCGGCGCTGAGTGAAGGGTTTGACCTGATCATTCGCCTTCAGCAATGAGTGAGGTGTAACGAAGGTGTAACACGAGTTTACACGAGTAGCCGCTGTGCGATATAATGATTTTACGCAGCCACTCGGCTGTGCGGCTCTTGGTGCAGAGTGTGTCGTGAGACACGGTGGAACAAAGGCAATGGGGTAGCTCCCCATTGCCTCCACTCTTCAGCTAGGGTCTAATCGCTGCACTAACCCGAGATTCTCTTGGCCACATTTCTTTTTGCCGCACCTGCCCCAGCTCCCTGGGATAAAGAATCTGTTGAGTTCATGGAATATGACCTAAGTAGGTCAGTCCTAATTCCTACTGATCTTGGCGCATATCCAATCGCTAAGACCAAGTATAGTGCGCCCGCCTACTGCATACCTTATACAGGTAATGACAACCTCTGGCGTTGCCGCATCAATCGAGAAGAAAATAAGTACATCTCCACACCTGGTGCCACACCAGATTTGTGGCTCCCCCCTGGCACAGATCTTCTTGAGATGTATGAAGGTGACTTATACATCATAGAAGGTGAAAAGAAAGCTGCTGCAGTTTACAAACACTGGAATCTAGCCTCAGTTGTAGGTATAGGAGGATGCTGGAACGCAGTACGCAAAAGCGAGAAGAACGAAAGCTATAGCTTAATCGATAAGCTACAGCTTTTGATACAACCAGGACGCACAGTACATGTGATTCTGGATGGGGATGTAATAGAGAATAAGAATGTTGGACGAGCAGCACTGACACTGCAGTCTTGCATTGAGGCATTGAATGCGACTATGCATCTGTACACCCCACCAGTAGAATGGAAGGGGGTGGACGATTGGATCTTTCAAGATAAAGATGCAGTCCCAGGTCGCTTAGTTCTAGT